AGTTAACGTAGGTGCAGCAATTATCGGTCCTACAGTTTTAGGTCCCGTTGAAATTCCAACTGTTGTTACCTCATACAGCGATTACGTAAATAAATTTGGCGCAGGATTCCAAAGTGGTAGTGATAATGTATCATTCTTCACTTCAATTGCTGCTTATAATTATTTTAATAATGGTGGTACATCATTATTAGTAGCTAGAGTTGTAAGTGCAAGTAATACTTGGACACCAGCAACTAGTACAAATATTGAAAATAATACATTTGCAACTACAGCTTCATTCACATTTGATAGTGCTAGTATTGCTAATTTTATTCAACCAACTGGTTCATTTAATGTAAATGGTGTTATTATAGCAGTAACTGGTAGCCCAGCACCTGCAAACACAACAAATACAATTTTTGTAGCTTCAGGTTCAACACCAGCAAATACTATCACAGCAATTGTAGCAGCATTTAATGTTAGTAAATCTATTGCTCCATATAGTGCTTCATTACAGTATATAACTTCAAGTGTATCAGCATCAACAGGTATATTCTTTAATACAGTTAGTCCAGTTGGACCAGCTGGAGATTTATACTATGTAACTTCAGGAAGTACTACATCATACTTTACAGGTGGTTCAGGTGCTACAGCATTTGTTTTAACTACATTATCTGAAGGTATTATTATGAACAGTTCTTCATCAATAGATATAAGTGGTTCATTAGCTTCAGGTTCAGCAGATAATATTAGATATCAAATTTTAAATTCTGATACAGCTTCTGGAACATTTAGTTTATTAATTCGTCAAGGTAATGATAATACAAATAATCCAATTGTATTAGAAACTTGGACTGGATTATCATTAGATCCATTTGCTGCTAATTTTATTTCAAGAGTACTTGGAGATCAAGATCAAAATTATAACCCAACAACAAATCAAATTGAAGTATCTGGTTCTTACTTTAACGCTTCACGTTATGTAAGAGTTTCAGCAGTTAATACTCCAACTCCATATTATTTTGATAATACAGGGGTAGCTAAATCACAATACACATCATCAATTCCATTTAACTCAAGTGGTTCATTTACAGGTGGTGTAGGACAAGTAGCAGCAGGAGCTAATTTTTACGAAACTATTAATGGTACAAATACACAAGGTTTAGTAGGTGCAGATTATAATAATATGATCAACTTATTAGCTAACCAAGATGAATACAAATTTAACATCTTATTTGCTCCAGGATTATATAACTCAGGATATACATCACAATGTACATCAATGATTAATAATACTCAAACAAGAGGAGATAGTTTATTTGTATTAGACTTAGTACCTTATAACACTACTATTTCAACAGTAACATCTCAAGCTAATTCAAGAAATACTTCATACGCGGCTTCATACTGGCCTTGGGTTCAAATGATTGATCCTGCTACAGGAAAGAACGTTTGGGTTCCAGCATCAACAGTAATGGCAGGTGTGTTTGCATTTAATGATACAGTAGCTGAGCCTTGGTTTGCACCAGCAGGTATTAACAGAGGTGGATTACAAGTAATTAGAGCAGAACAAAAATTACCACAAACAAGTAGAGATACTTTATATACAAACAAAGTAAATCCTATTGCTACATTCCCTGGAACAGGTACAGTAGTATATGGTCAGAAAACATTACAAACTCAAGCATCAGCTTTAGATAGAGTAAATGTTAGAAGATTGTTAATTGCTCTTAAGAACTATATTTCACAAATTGCTAATACATTAGTATTTGAACAAAATTCAACAGCAACAAGAAACGTATTCTTATCACAAGTAAATCCATACTTAGAATCAGTTCAACAAAAACAAGGTTTATACGCGTTTAGAGTAATTATGAATGAAACAAATAATACAGCAGACGTAATTGATAGAAATGAGTTAATCGGACAAATTTATATCCAACCTACAAGAACAGCTGAATTTATTTACTTAGATTTCAACATCTTACCTACAGGAGCAACATTCCCAGCGTAAGGATTAAATTAAATAATATTTATAATAAAGAATAAATAACAAAAAATAAACATGGCAGTATTAGATCCAAACGAAATATTTTTCACAGCGTTCGAACCGAAACAACAGAACCGTTTCATTTTATACATGGATGGTATTCCAGCGTATATTATCAAAGGAGTAAATGCGGTAACGTTAACACAAGATACAGTAGTATTAAACCACATTAACGTTCAACGCTTTGTAAAAGGTAAAAGTAAATGGGGTGAAATTCAAATGACATTATTTGACCCTATCACTCCTTCAGGAGCTCAGGCAGTAATGGAATGGGTGCGTTTACATCACGAATCAGTAACTGGTAGAGATGGTTATAGTGATTTCTATAAGAAAGACTTAACATTAGACGTATTAGGACCAGTAGGTGATATCGTTTCAGAATGGATTATTAAAGGTGCTATTATTACAAATGCAAACTTTGGAGATTACAGTTGGGATAACGAGTCAGCGGCTCAAAATATCCAATTAACTGTACAACCAGATTATTGTATCTTAAATTTCTAAACCTCCCCCTCCCGAAATACAGGATTAAGATGGCTCGCCTTTTGGTGAGCTTCTTTTTTCTTCATATATTTATATATATAAACATAGTTATAAACAAATCAAATTTATGGAAGAAAACAAATTTAAGGTCCCAACCGAAACTATAGAACTACCGTCACAAGGACTTCTATATCCCGAATCACACCCGTTATCAAGCGGTAAACTTGAAATGAAATATATGACAGCGAGAGAAGAAGATATTCTAACTAACTCGGCTTATATCAAACAAGGTACAGTAATTGATAAATTATTACAATCATTAATTGTTACTAAATTTGATTATAATGATTTGTTAGTAGGTGATAAAAACTCATTAATGATTGCTGCTCGTGTATTAGCATATGGTAAAGATTATGAATTTAATTATGATGGAACAGAACAAAAAGTTGATTTATCATTATTAAACCCAAAACCAGTATCACCAGAAGTAAAAGCAAGTAAAGGAGCTAATATGTTTAATTATACTTTACCTGATTCAGGTAATGTAATTACATTTAAATTATTAACTCACGGTGACGAACAAAAAATTGATGCTGAAGTAAAAGGTTTAAAAAAATTAAACAAAGACGCATCAAATGAAGGTATAGTAAGACTATGTCATATGATTACAGCTGTTAATGGTGACTCAGAAACTAAATCAATTCGTGATTTTATTAATAATTACTTATTAGCTAAAGAAGCTAGAGCATTTAGACAACATTACGCATCTATATCACCAGACATTGATTTAACTACATCAGTTACTAATTCTAGAGGTGCAGAGGAGGACATCGAAGTTCCTATTACTATTAACTTTTTTTGGCCTGACGCCCGAGTATAGATTCTCTTTATTCACAGAAATACATGAAATAGTATTTCATGGTAATGGTGGATATGATTGGCATACAATATATAATATGCCTATATGGTTAAGAAAATTTACATTTAATAAACTTAAAGACCATTATTCTCCTAAAAAAGATGATGTTGTTGATGAGTCAATTAAAAATATGAAATTAGCATCTAAAATTCCAATACAAACACCAACATACAGTACAAGGGCATCTAAAAAATAGATGCCTTTGATATTTATAACAAAATAACCTAATAATGGCAGATAAGTTTAAAGGTTTAGATAAAGAAACATTAGCTTCAGCATTGGATATAAAAAATTCAATGAAGGATATTGGAATAGCTACCCAAGATCTAAACAAAAGACTTCAACGTACAAATAGTATATTAGTTGATGTTGGTTCTGAATTTAATAAAATATCAAAAGCAGCAAATAATGTAGCTGATTTACAAGAAAAAGCTAAAAAATCATCTACAGCAACTAAAGATGCGTTTACTGAGCAAATTAAACAATTAAATATTGTTAAAACTCTTAATATTCAAATTGATAATTTATATAGAGCATCAAAAACTACATTAAAAGGTGAAATTAAAGCTAATTTAGAATTACAAGCAAAAAATCTATCAGCCGCTAGAGATAACGCTCAAGCATTAGCTAATGATTTTAAATCAATAGCAGAAAGTTCAGCTGAATTATCTAATTCAACTCTTATATTTAGTACTTTAGCAGAAGTCGCATCAAGTGCTAAAGGATTAAAAACATTTGCCGCTCCTTTTGAAGCAGCAGCTGAAGCATCACGAAAACAAGTACTAGAAAATGCTAAAAGCTTAAGTATTAAAGAAAGATTAAAAGAATTAACAGAAGAAGAATTAGCAACTGGTAAAGGTTTAACTAAACAAAGAATACAAGATCTAGGTTTACAAGATATAGTAGGTAAGAGAGCAGGACCTGCAGCCGCTAACTTACTTAAGACAGCGCAAGCAACAGCTAAAACTCAGTCAGTTGGTATAGCTGGTCTATCAGCTGGTTTTAAAGCCTTAGGTCCAATAATATCAAAAGTATTAGGTCCTGTAGGTGCAATTTTAAAACTTGTAGAAATTTTTAATTTCTTTAAAGATGCTATGTTTGAAGCTGATAAACGTGTAACAGGTATAGCTAAAAATTTAAGTGTAAGTAAAGATGTATCTCGAGCTATATATAGAAGTTTTATAGACTCAAAGTCAGTATTAACTACCCAATTATCTACTACTAAAAATATAGTTGAAGCTTTTAATGAATTATCAGACTTATCTAATTTTGTTACTTTAGCAAATACTAAACAATTAGATACTCAAATAATATTAACTAAAGAAATAGGTGTATCTAAAGAAGCGGCTTTAGGATTTCAATCAACTTTAGCTGTTAGTAATATAGAAGCTGATAAAGGTTTAAGTATTGTTTTTGATCAAATAGCAGCATTTGCTAATCAAAATAAAATTGTAGCTGATGGTAGAAAAACATTTGAAGAAATAAATAAAACTAGTAAATTAACTCAACTTAACTTTAGAGGTGGTTTTGAATCATTAGTAAAAACTACTTTACAAGCTAATAAATTAGGTTTAACTTTAGATCAAGTAAGTAAAGTAGGAAGTTCATTATTAAATTTTGAATCATCTATATCTGCAGAACTTGAAGCTGAATTATTAACAGGTAAAAATATTAATTTAGAAAAAGCAAGATTATTTGCTTTAAATCATGATATTGCTGGATTAACACAAGAAATAGCGAACCAAGGTATAACTGCTGAAAAGTTTACAGCTATGAATGTTATCCAACAGGAAGCTATAGCTAAAGCTTTAGGTATGCAAGCTAGTGAATTAGGTGAATCTTTATATAATCAAAAATTAATTGAACAAACATCTCAAAATTTTACTAAAGAATTAAGAGCTCGAGCGGCGGAAGAAGGTAAACTTGGTCATTTGCAAGAAGAAAGATTATTAATGCAAAGAGCTGAAGGTATTGAAAAAGGTTTAATACAAGGTAAAGATTTAGAAGCAGCTAAACGCTCATTAGATGTCCAAACTCAATTTGATACTGCTTTAGAACAAGCAAAAGAAATATTTAGTGATTTTGTTGATGGTGAAGCATTAAGTAATTTTGCTAAAGTTTTAACTTCATTTGTAAAATCAGTTCAAACAAAAGGTTTATTCCTTACATTAACTACAGGTATTAGTGATTCTGCGCAACTTGAAGCACAAGCTATGTTTTCTAATGAAGGTGAAAATAAACCTTATGGAGATTCATCACAACCTCCTATAATACAAACACCTACAATAGTTACTACTCAACCATTAATAGCACCAAATACAACAACAAAAACTACAACAATTAATACTGTT